AAATGTCGAAATTCCCGTTTATTAACTGATTCTTAGAAACAAATATTGGATCTGCAACAGAACCATCTGCTCCAGTTGGACCCTGAACTCCTGTTGCTCCAGTTAGACCTATAACAACAGCACCAGTTTGTCCGTTGATAGATGTAACTAGACTAGTAAATACAGTTCCATCTGCAATTTGCATGTTGCCGGTGACAACTAGATCCCCGGAAACAGTTACACCAGAAATAGTATCAGATAATGAGATTACAGCAGTACCAGAAGTTGTTCCAGTCGTTCCAGTAGTTCCAATTAATACATTAATTCCAGTTGAACCCGCCACATCATAAACATTAATATAATTAAGTTTTGGTATGATTTCATCATTTTCCTTTGAAACCCAATTATAAAAAGTGGTATTCGCAGTTAAATTTGATATTTGATAATAGTTATCTTCTACACCCATTTGTTATTCCTCAGAATCTTTGTATTACTTGAGCAAAAAATCTTTTATTTACAACTTCACTATTATCTATATTAAAATTACAAGGTCCTATATGCAATGATTTTCCACTATTTTGTTTTACTACTGGCTTTTCAACATCAACAATAGTATATGTATTGTTATTTTTAATCAGTTTTACTTGGCTACCAACATCATATAGATTAACATCGGTAGTATGAACTTCTAGATCTACAGTAACCGAAGTTGCCTGTTTGGACGAAACTAGAGTTCCTTTTTGAACTTTTGATGTTATTTGTGGTATTAATAAATCTGTTCTTTCAAAGTCTTCTTTTGCCGGAACATATCCAGCAGTTCCCAATTGAGCTATAGTTAATTTTACATTATTAGAAAATTTTTGATTCTCATCAGATCCAGTAAAAAGTGATTCGCCCGTAGTCCTTTTAATATCTTCGAGTACACCAAAATTAAAAAATTGTCTCTGATCAGATATTGATGTAATTTCTGAAGAATCTAATTGACATGTAACTAAAGCATATTTTGCTTGTAAAATCTCTCTCAGTGATATGCCCTCAATCGAACTAAATCCTAATGTGATTGAAGTTAAAATATCATATATTTGAGCATATGATTGTTCTGGTAATGCTTGCATTAAACTAGATTCTAAATCATAATCAGCATACGGTATTGTTCCATAATTAACAACATCAATGCCTATAATTTTATATCTCTTTTCACTTGTAGTTGCATATGGACTAGAAACAACATGAGTTCTAAACCTAATTTCTGCGCCAGAACCAGTATCACTTAGTATTGGAATAACAGGATCTTTTTTATTTATTATTAAATTAGAAGCTGAAATTGAATTTATATCAATACTAATATAAATTATTTTACCTGCATGTGAAGTTAGAATTTTGTCAGGAACACTTATCCAGTTTGCAGAATTTACATTTGCTTTATCGGTTGCAGTTATGGTATACAGATAAAGATATGAATATCCATCATCGTATGTCATCACACCAGAAGTGTGGGTGGGAGGTATGCTGGTGAAAATTTTCGCATCATAATTTTTTCTATTAAATTCATCATTTGATAATATTAAATAAACATTATTGTTGTTAGTAACGTAATAATTACCGGAAATAATTGTATCTGATTTCCATCTTTGGTAAATTTGTTTTGTCCAAACTATATTTGGAGCAACTACATTTACATGAGAAGGTTGTATTTTTGAAATAACAGAAGCATCTTTGAATACTTCATATCTTCTGTTTTCTGTATTAAGATTAGTAGACGTTTCTTCCTGTGAACCGCCAATAAAAAAAGATAGAATCCTAGAACCGTTCTTTACCGTGTTAACGAATTCTTGTGCATTTTTTACTGAGAAGTTTGTTGCGCTAAGTGAACTTAAAGCCATTTGTATTATCCTATGAACAAGAAGTTATGCCTCTATTTGGGCTTGTTTCGTAATCCATATAAAGGAATTCGTATATATTTATATTACCAATCCTACTACCAGCAGCACCTTCTATAGATTGGTTTGGATGAACAAATGTTGGCATGTTTGCTGTGTTTCCTGCGATTGCACTTGGATGGGTGGAACCAGAACACCCAGATTCGGAATCTATTGTAGTTGAGCTACCCATAGGATAAACATAATAATTACCTAATAATGGTACTTCATATGCAGTCAAAGTAAATCCCGACTCTTTTGCGAGCCTTTGTTCTAACTCAGAATCTTCTGCGAGTTCTGTGTATTGGCTACCAGCAGAAAAATTTAAATTAAAATTATAAGAAATGCCTACAGGTTTTACTAAGGCTTCATATGCATTAATATAAACAGACTCTGGTTTTGGTGTTCCTGATATAGTTAAAGTTATAGAATAATTTAAATTCGATTCTTGAATTAAAACCTCGTCTACTTCAGGAAATAATTTAGAGAAAAACAAAGCAATACCCTGAGCAGTACCTTTTCTCCCTAAAATATCTCGTTTAAAGTTTTTTAGAAAATTAATTAAATCTGAATTTGATAAATTTAAAACACTAAAATCTATTTGCGGCACAAAAGTATTGATAAATGACTGCCGAGTCAAATCATTTAAATTTTCTATGTCCTGTAATTCATTAATGTTTTCTGTGTGTAATCCAGAAATATCGAAACAATACATCCAATCATAATAGTATTGTAAAAATTTAACTAAATTTGTATCACCTGTGTCGTGTGCATCAACAATCCAAGAAGGAATATAGTCCTCGACACTAAAGGGAATATTACATGACAGCGTTTGTAATAAATCATCTGGGATATCGAGCAACCCATAAGCCTCAAAGAAAGATATTGGGGCGTCACTAGTACCACCTACAGGCTGTAATATTGAAGTTATATCAAGCATTACGTTCCCAGTGTTGTATCGTATTCAAATTGAATACCTGCAATTCCTTTTTCTGTTAATAAAGAAATTGCTGTTGTTTGTTGTTCCGCACTTAAATCACTAGATATTCTTTTAAAATATACTTTACCTAAGACCTGAGGAGTTCTCTCGTCTCCTCCTTCTACTGCAATATCACTTATATTAGCAGCAAATCCGTTTTCTACTAAAAACGCTTTAACGTCATCTTTTGTGACAACTCTGTCTTGTGCAGAAAATTGTCTAGGTATAGAAAACTTTAAACTTTCTATATTTGGTTCATCTCTTCCTCTAGATGATATACCACTTAAAGATACTATTGTTGGATTAGTAATAATACTTGAAACTATTGAAAATGTAGATGCTCCATTTCCAACTAGACCAGATGAAACCAAATAACTTAATTCTATTATTGCAGTATCTTCTAGTGGATTACTTATTAATTGTCCTGTAATTGGATTATATTGTCCGCTAAACACTACATCATATCCAGTTAAACGTCTTTCAAGAAAACAAACATTCGATTCTTGTGTTATGTTAGGTTCGTTCAGAGAACCGATTCTATATTCTACAAAGTTAGTTCCATCTGTAGATACTCTGACCTGCAGAGTTCTTTGGTCCATATCAACATCTGGTATGAACACAGATTGTGTATCAACATCTAATGTAAATCTAGCTGATCTTACTAATCGTTTTGCCTCATAAACATCTACAATTGCCTCTGGAATTAAATCTGGTTCAGATGCAGCTAAAGTAACTTGATTGACGTTATAAAATAATTTTACATCCCCATTTGTTTTAATTCCCTGGAATCTTGTATAAGCAGGAATAGTTTCGCCCGCAACAGATCCTCTTACCCTTAAAGTAACATCAGAAGATACTTTACCAGGCACTAGATATCCTTGGATTTTTGCATGTGAAATTATGGACTCTAATTTCTGCGCCGTGTCCAAAAACATTTCGTTTACTAAAATATTTTGAAATATTATTTGATAAAAGCTATTATATGCCAGTAAATCAATTATGCTTGATAATGCAGAACCTTCAAAATTATAATCGGCAAATTCATTTTTTGAGCTAATGTACTCAATTAATTCCGTTTTAATCGAATTAAAATCTAAAGTTTTTAAATTTATATTGGGTACTGACATTAATTAATCCTCAGGTAGTTTCTACATTTGTTGTTATTTTTGTTGTATCATTTAAAACCGTTCCGCCATAATAGTATTCATATTTAATTTCCAAATCTAAATTTCCTGAATTAAATGTTGGTACAACAGAACTAACTTTTATTCTTGGTTCATAACTATTTAAAGTTTGTATTATATCATTTGCTATACTAGATATAATGATTTGATTGGTTTCAAATAAACTTTTTTGCAATCCAAGACCAAATTTTGGTCTAAAGCTCTTTTCGCCCAAAAAAGTTAATAATATATTTTTAATAGATTGCTTAATGGAGACATTATCTTCTAAGATATTAAGATCTCCAGTAAAACTGTTTCTAGTAAAAGAAATATCTATGTCTTTATATTTTGCCATATATCTATTTATTCCTATTCTTGTGTTTCTTGTAACCCAGGTAAAGAATCTCTAATTAATATTACATCCATTTTATGG